ACAGTAACAGGGTTGTTTGGTAAAATGACTCAAAACAATCTTTAAGGGGTTATTATGTGGGGTGCAATTATTGCGGGCGGTGGTGCTTTGTTTGGCGCTGCTAGTGCTTTAAGTGGAGCAAAAAAACAAAAGCGTATTAATGCTATGAATGTTGATTTAATGAAGCAGACCAACGCAGAAGAGCAGCGCAGACTTGAAGCCGATATAATTGATAGTGAGTCATTAATGGGCGCTGTAAGTGCTGCGAGTGGCGTTCAGAGTACAGGCTCAAGAGGATTAGCTATTGCTGACACTAAGAAAGAGAATGCGGCGCAACTTGCTTGGCTTAAAAAGTCAGGAACACAACAAGTAAAAGCCGCTAAAATGGGTGGCGATTTACAAGTTAAACAATTACAAAACCAAGCGATATCAAGCTTGTTTTCTGGCGCTGGTCAAATTGCTGGCAGTGGTTTATTTGGTAAGGGTTAATTAAATGAAGTTACCAGGCTCAATTAAAACAGGTGTAAGAGGTTTGGCCATGATGCCAAGTATCGCCGCCTATGAATCACAAAAAGCACAAACCTTTTCACAGATAGGTCAAGCCATTGGTGGCGCTGTTGATAAGATAGAGCAGGAGCAAATAAGAGAGCAAACAAGGCAAGTTAATCTTTCAATGTTACGCTCACAAGCTGAAATGGATACATTTCTAAGTAACCCGTCATACAGCGCTTCAGACATTCCCGAAGGTGTAGAGGTGCGTCGCACTGATAAGGAAATTATTAACGGTGTAGAGCAATCAATCGACAGGGTTGATATACCTGCTTTTGAAGTTAAGGCACAAATTTATCAACAAGAAATGACTAAAAAAGTCATGGCTGAATCTGAAAAGATTAGTAACAAAAAGGCCAGAAATGAATGGTTAGAAGATAAGCTTACCCTTATTGATGTGCAGACAGAAAAGTTAACCGCTAACGCAGAAGCAGACCAACGCGAGTATAACGAACAAGTTTTAAACAACGACATAAACAATGCTTTAGGTAATGAAGAGTACGACATTGCGCTTGTATTAGCGGGTGACATTAAAAACCCACAAGCAAGGTCGGAGGCTAAAAAACTAATAAATGAAAGTAAAGAACTAACCGCTTACGACTCTTTAATATTGCAAAAAGATTCGCCTGAAAGCTGGACGGGAATTGAACAAAGCATTGAAATGTTACGCGACCCAGAGCAGAAGTCAGCTTTAACCACTGAACAAAGAAACTCAGAAGCAACAAAGCTTGAAGCAGCACTAAAGCAAGGTAAGCAGGATTTTGTTATAGCTGAAAAGGCGCAAATAGCTAACGCAGCAGCAGATGTAAAAGTGGATTTAGATAGCGGCTCTATTAACTATACAGAAGAGCAGTTCAAAAAGGATAGAGACAGTGGTGCGTTATCTAATGCTCAATACATCGGATTTACTAAACAGCTTGCCGCAAATAAAGCAAGGCTACAGCAAACTCAAAAAGCTAAGCTTGAAATAGAGAGAGGGTATATTGACCCTAAAAATAAATCACATATGGCGGCGGTAGATGAAAAATTCACAGCTTTAGCGCAAAGCTCTAACCCTTGGCAAGCTACACAACAAATAGTGCAAAAGTATAACGTGTTACCTCCAGCGGTTAACAATGCTTTTAATATGGCTAACATTACCGGCGGCGATAACTTAACAAGTGCGGCTTTACAGTACAGCTTACTAAATGAAACTAATCCAGTTGCTATGATGAATGTTAAGGCCGAAAGAGTTAAGCAAGTAGCCGCCTATATGGAATTAGGATTGCGACCAGCGGAAGCGTTAGAAACTTTAGCGCTTAATGAGTCTTTATCGCCTGCTCAAATAGAAACTAAAAAGGCTATGTTTACGGGTGTTGAAAACATAAAAGACAGTGCCGGCGCTTTAGGTGAGTTGTTTACAGAATCATATGGTAGAAGTTGGTATGAATTTGATGGCGGTACACCCGATATGCCTATTTTTATGAGCGCAGAGTTCACAGCATTAACTGAAGCTAACCTTGCTAAAACTGGCTTTAACTTAGATGTAGCGAGAAAAATGGCTTTTAATTCTATCAAGGGCAAGTACGTACCTACTGATATAAACGGCACTAATCAACTGTTACCTTATATGCCACAACAGCCTAGTGAATTAGTAAGAAAGCAAATAACAAAACAACTTGGTGAAGGTGTTCTGATTCAATCAGACCAATTTACTGAGAACGAATTTATGACAGGCGCACCACTAACTTATATGGCCTATAAAGATTTAGGTGATGGTAACATTGACATAATTGAACGGTTTGAATATGACCCACAAGCAATACAGGTTCAACAAGTAAAAGAGCAAGAAGCAAAACAAAAAGCAAAAGTTGATGCGGCATTAAAAGAGCGCGAAGAAACGGAAAAAAAGAAAGCATATAAGAAAGCGCAAAAAGATAAAGCTATATCATTACAAAAAAGTTACGCTAAAAACGTAAAGGCTAGTCAAGACAAGCCGTTAATGCAAAGCTTTAAAGAGGAAATAGGACTTTGAAAATATTTATAGGCGAGCAAAAAACAGAGTCTACGCCCGTTGAGGATGTCGCGGTGTTGAATGCTGGCGAAACAGTATCAAAACCAAACTACCAGCGCACTTATTTACAAGACCAGTATCAATACGCGACAGAAGAAAAAGAGTCTTTTGACAAGTACACGAAGCGCAATGAGGAAGTCGCAGACCTAGACCCTTCAACACTTGAGGTATGGACAGCAGCTTTTGAGGAAACCAACTCATTATCAGCTTATATTGCTTCAATACCATTACCAAAAGTGGCTGACGTTGACGGGTATTCGCCATACAATAAAAACGAGGAAGGTAAAAGCGACATTGACGGTTATGAAATGTACGCTGATAGTTTTGTTGATTCTTTCAACCCGCAAACAACAGCAGTAATAAAAGCAAATATCGACAAAGAGATAAGGAATCAAAAGATACTACGCAATGGTGGCGGATTAGGTATCGCGGCCAGTGTTGCCGCTGGTATTGCCGACCCTATTAACCTAGCTTTAATGATGGCACCTGGTTACGGTCAAGCCAGTATAGGCAAGATTGCTTTACAGTCTGCCGCTGTTGGTGCTACCGCTACAGCTATTCAAGAATCAGCGCTACATAGTACGCAATACACTAGAACACTTGACGAGTCTATGCTCAATATTGGTGTTGGCGCTATTGCTGATGGGTTGTTAGGTGCCGGTATTGGCAAGTTAACTAGACAAGATAGAGACGAAGTAACCGAAGCAATACTTGATCACGTTAAAAATGGTAGCCCACGTAATGTAGGTGCTGCACAAGTAGCTAGTTACGGTGGGGCAAAAGGCGAAGAGGTAAAGAAAACATTTAACCCATTTACCAAAATTGCTCTATTTTCTACAAAAGCAACGCCAATAGGCCGAACACTACAAAGTGATAACACAGTTGTAAGGGCTACTGCACAAGATATGGTTGACCACCAATTTAGATTAGAGGGTGACCCCACACAATCAACATCAGTTGAAAGCTTGGTTAATCTTGACTACGCAAAGTTTGGAATATCAGAGCAGAAAGTTGCTAAATTAGAATCTCAATTCGCCAAAGATGGCGGTACAGTAGACGATTTTAACTTTCAATTAGCAGATGCTATGCGTAACGGTGATGTGTCAGATAACGCTTTAGTACAGCAAGCAGCGAAAGAATTACGAGTCCATATTGATGATGTATGGAATAGAGCAGCAGCGGCAGAAGTTGAGGGTACATTTACCCTAGATATTGACGGTAATCCTGTACCAATAAAAACATCAACAGCAGCTAGTTATATGACTAGGCGCAAAGATATAAACGCAGTACGAAATAACCCGCAAGGCTATCAGCAAGCATGGATTGATGGGCTAAAAGATAGGGCGGTAAGGTATGAAGCGCAAGCTATAGAAGAAGGCTTACCAGTACCACCACAAAAAACTGATGCAGAGTGGCAAGCCATAGCAGCAGAGATATACGAGCGTGACATTAACTTAACTGTTGGTGATTTAAACTTTAATACCAACAATAGCAAGATACCCACACAGACAAAACAAAGAGTTGATATCAGGGATGAATACTTAAACGATTTTTTAGTTAAGGACTGGCGCTCTTTAATGGATGGTTACATGCGCTCAATGGCTCCAAAAGCTAGAATGGCTGAAAGGTTTGGTACATATAAGCTAGACGAGTTAAAAGAAAGGTTAAACGCTGATATCATTGCGGGGTCACGAAAAACAACCAAAGACATAGCTAAAGGCGCTAACGCTTTAAAGGCTCAAAAAGAATTAGATAAAGAGGCAAAAAAACTTAAAAGGAACGTTAATGATTTGACAGTAATGGCGCAGCGCATAATGAACGAGACACCGCCGCCAAGCGTTAGCGGCACATTTGAAAGAATGGCAATAAGCGGACTGAGAAGCACAAGAGCTTTTAATGTTGCCTCTATGCTGGGTAATGTTTTAGTGTCTTCTATTCCTGATGTCGCAAGACAGCTAACCTATACAATGTCTTCTAAGTATGTAAAAGCATTTGCTAAAAACTTTAACGCTAAGTCAATAAGGTTAAGCGGTATATCTAAAGACCAGATGAGCGCATTATCACAAGCTATTGAGAAAACACAGTCAATAAGAATAAAAGAGATAACAATGGTTGACGATCAATTCTCAGCTACCCCGATGGACAAATACGCCTCAGCTATTGCCACGAAATCGCTACAACTTACAGGATTTCAGCATTGGAACAGCTTCGGTAAGGGTCTGTCTCTTATACACATCTCCGAGCCCACGAGACGTAGAGG